CAATGGCGTGGTGGTGAAGTTCGCGGTAGCGGACGCCCCGCCGGTCCCGGCGAACACCACCGTATCGGCCGACGAATCGTAGCTGATACCGCCGTTCAGTATTTTGACGCCAACGATAAAGCCGTTGACGACGATCGGTTGCCCCGAGAAAAGCGACCCCGTAATCGAGCTGATCGTCACCGTCGCCGTTACCCAGCCACCGCTAGAGGCCGTCATATCGATGTTGACGACGCTCCCCGGCGCGATCGGATTCTGGTAGATCGGCGGCGTTAACGTGTAGTTCGGCACGATGTTGCTATCGACGAACTGCGTGCCAAGGGTCTGGCCGATATAGCCAAAGATCGCGCCGCCCGGCACCGGCAGGGCATTTGTCGAATTGCCCGTGTTGTACGAAGTCGGCGCGCGATAGATTTTGTAATAATGCGGCGTCCCGCTGGCGGCGGTCCAGTTCAGTATGATCGAGCCCGCCGTCGCCGACATATCAACCGAGTTCGTCACATCGGCGATATTCGAGGGCGAACTTTCTTGCCCCGTCACGGCATCGACCGCCGTCACCTGATAGGCATAAGCGCATGGCAGCAGCGAGCCGCTCGGGGCTGTCGTGGCTGATGCCGTGACGCTGGTCGGCGGCGCGTTGGTGGCCCCGACCGGCGTCGGCGTCAGGGTCCAACTGGTTGGGCCGACGCGCGCCAGATCGTAAGGCTTAAAGTTCGGATGGCAGAGCGTCATGACATCCGCCGATTGGACGAATTTTAGTTGGAATGCCTGGACCGCGCTGTAGGGGCTGGTGATCTGATAGGGCGAACCGCCCGAGAGTACATAGCCGCCGTTAAAGATAAAGCGGACGTAGAGATCGCCAAATTCCAGCACGTAGCCCTGCTGGTTGTTGAACTGCCAGGCGATCAACCGCGGCGGCGAGTCCCCGGTGCCCGCACTCTGCCTCGATGTGGCAACGTAGCGTGTGCCGGGGCGGGAGTACACCCCACCGCGATAGCTGACGAACATATTTCGACAGGTGGCGGCGGCGGTCGAAAATGCAGCTAAATCTACATGGCCCCATAGCTCTGGTGTAATCTCTCCGTGGGCAAAAGAGGTTTTTATAAATGGGACAGCCACTAAGCCAACCGGTCTTTATTTATCGCATAATCTGCATACCGACCGGTAAATGCTATATCGGCATGACGCAGACCACTATACGCAGGCGCTGGCTGACCCACGTTCGCGATGCCTACAAACGCCGGTTCGCGATGCCCCTGCACGCGGCCATTCGTAAGTATGGCGAAGGAAACTTCCAAGTCGCGGTATGCGCGGCCGCAGACACGAGAGAAGAGGCCGCCGCCATCGAACGGCAGATGATCGCAGAACTGGGTGGCCATGGATATAATTTGGCACCGGGCGGAGACGGCGGCCCTACGCGGCTGGGCCGCACCAATTCGCCAGAAATGAGGGCCAACATTAGCGCGGGGCAGCGAGGTAGAAAGCTCTCCGCCGAACAGATTGAGGGCATGAGCCGACTCCGTAAAGGCGTGAAGCTGAAGCCCGAACACGCCGCGAAGGTGCGGCTCGGCGGTCGCAACAATAAAGGGAAAAAGCACACGGAAGCCAATCGGCTTGCCGCTCAACTTAGCCGTCGCGAAGAGTCTCTGCGACGAGCGCCGGCGGCCTCTGGTGCGGTGGGAGTTTATGAGCGTCGCGGGAAGTGGGGCGTGCGCATTAAGATCAATGGCGTCCGCCGCCGACTCGGCTCCTTCGGGACCGTCGAGGAGGCGAAAGAAGTCTACGAACGAGCGGCGCGAGAGCATCTTCGCCAGCTTCAAAATACACTACCGTCCGAAAAGGTCATCGCCTCATAACCCATGCCGTAGTAGCCGGGGCCACCACCGCCGCCCCACGGCTGGTTGCCCCACCGTGCCCAGCCGGATCGTCTTGCGGCAATCCAGTCGGCCGTGTGATCGGTCGTTTGCTTCCAGCCGGCCTCTTGGGCTGAGGCCACGCGAGCATCCCGCACCGCGCGCTGCGCGATCTGTACGTGGGCGTTGCGTTCGCCCAATGCGAGCTTGGGGTCGGGCATGACAACCGGGGCCAGATAGGAGGCCAGCACATGCACCATCGCGTTTTCAAAGAGCGCGTCCCATAACTCCAATTCGAGCGCCAGATAGGTGTACACCAGTTGCGGGCCGGGAAGGGTTTGCGCCCCCAGCGGCTGTATCTGCGGCGGCACGTTGGTCAGGATGACGCGGCGGTTGACCGGCCCGGTGCCCTCCAGCCCTTCGTAATCGGCGACCTGGTCCCACGGCGGGTTGCCGGCCTGCGACGGATATTGATCGGTTGACGAGACGAGAAACCGCGCCGGAGCCTCAAAGGCCGCAAGGCCGGGCGACACGACGTTGAGGCCAGAAGATATCGGCACATTGCCGGGAACCGGCTGGATGTTTTGCGGCGGCGCACCAAAGCCTGCGAGCGCACCTGGCGGCGTGCCGGTCCACGGCAGCCACCGCGCCCGCACGCAATCGTTCGGCCACGCATAGGCGTAAATCCACGGGTACTCGACATAGGTGCTGACATTGGGTGTTTGCCCGGTCGCGTCGGCGAGCAGAAACAGGGTCGTGCGTTTGCGTGCCCAATCCCAGTGTGCGGCTCGCAGCAATGCCCGCAGCTCGCGCCCGTAAATGCGACGCGCGGCTTCCGACTCGGTCGTGCCATCGCTCTCCAGCGAGCCGATCGTGCGGCGGACGCCGGGCAGAACATCAAGTGCGCGGTTGACAATATCCTCAGGCTGCACGGCCGTTTATCTCGGCGAGCGGAGGGTGAACCGCGACTCCCTTGAAAAGGATATTGGGCAACGGCAGCCCCTCAACCACCAACACGGGCTCAGGCAAGCCATGCCGCTCAACCATAAAACGCGCGTACAGCCCCTCGGGAACCTCAAGTGGAATAATGCGCGAGAAGTCTCCGAAGGCCGATCGCGGCAAGCTCAAAATGATCTCAAAAACCTCAGCTAATGCACTCAAGTTCGGGGCCTACGCTTTGAGCGCCGCGTCGATCATCGCCCGCCAGACTGGGGCCGCGCAATCATCGGCCAAAGCTAGATGAGATGGGCCGGCCTCTGCATAGATCATTTCCAGCTTCCCAGCCCCCCTCATCGCCTCAGTCGGCTCACGCATCGCAGCTATCGCGGCCCTAGCGCACCGAAGAAAGCCCGCAGTCCCGACTGATGTGCTATCAGCTTCCCGCCGCCAATCGTAGGGCTCGCCTTCATCCTTGCCGTACCACCACGCGAATTCGGCAGTCGGATCGTTATCCGAAAATTCCGCATAGGCGGCAGCGGCCACTCGTTCCGTCATCTCGGAGAATTTCTCGTCGCACATCCCTAGCCTCGATGCTGGTCGCTGACGACAGCCTCAGCGGCACTCTCTTGCGCTGTCAGCTTGGCAAGGTCAAGGTTCTGCACCAACGGCACCGATAGCTTCTTACTCAAGCTCTCGACAAAGGTTGCGGTAAAGAGCGGGTTCCATGCCGCCGGGTTGGTGATCTGGCCGCAATACACCCCGATCGCGCCCGCCACATTCGTCAGGATCACCCGCGCTGGTGTCGCCAGCGTGTTATCGCTGCTCTCGCTCCATAGCACCGGGCGGGGATCGCGCATCGGCAACATGCCGGGAGGCCGAATGATGCCGCGGAACTGGAGGCAGTCAGCGGGGTAGGCGTACTCGTAGAGCCACGGGAATGGCGGATAGGTCGTGCTCCACGGCTGTGCGGGGTTGTAGCCACCGGGCGGCGGCGGCCCTTTGAGCAAGCTGAGCGCCACATCGTTGACGCGCGCGAAGTCGGGATACAGCTCGCGCAAAAGCTCATCCCTAGTTTGTCCGTAGAGTTCAAGACACGCCTTAGCTGGCTCACTTCCCTCATAGATTGAGCCGATGCGCATTTTGTAACCGATGAGGCGCAGCGCTTGGTTACAGAGGTCTTCAACCGAAGTGGCCATCAGGGCCGCACCCCGGATTCGTCCAAGGATTCCGCCATCTGATGGTACATCTCGGCTTGCTGCAAAAGCTCACGCGCATACTCAGGACGACCGGCGAGGGCCATCGACAGCACGTTGCCGAGTTGGCGGATTACGCCCTGCATGAAGGCGGAATCCCACTGGTTCTCCGTTACCGCTGACGACGTGTAGCTCGCCACCGCATTCTGGACGGTACTCCAGACGACCTTAGCGGCGGTGGCGGTTTTATCGAAGCCGATGCTGGACCGTATCGCTTGGGGATCAAAGGGCGGCCAGATGGCCGGGTAAACATACCGCATCTGCACGCAATCGGAAGGGTACGTATAGACATACGTCCACCCTGGCGGGGCCGTCTTGCCGGTGGCTATCGCTAGGGCTTGACCCTCGACGCGAGCGAAGTCCGGTTGGGTTTGCCACATCACGAGCTGTATGGTCGGCACATAGATGATATTGGCCGCGAGCCCGACCGGCACATCGTTGAAGGATGTGATCGTTTGCTGCGATCCGATCAGCTCGAGCGCGTAGTTGACGACATCAATCGATGTGGTCAACAGCTACCTCCGACTGCTGTCAACAGCCCCTTGGTGTAAGTCAGGGTGCAGCCGCTGACCGTGGCCGACGTGCTGATGCCGAATTGACCCGCAGAAGCGAAGTCGGTAGCCGTCACCGTCGCCGGCACCCGAAGATCACCCGTGCCGGTGACGGAGACATTGGTGCCACTGCCGACCGCCGTTATTCCAAGCTCTACATCGGCAGTTCCTAGATTTAGGACTGGCGTACCCGCCAAGCTCAACCCAAACCCGGTTCCGATATCCAGCCCCGCATAGGTGTGAAAGGGCGTGTTGATATAGACGCTGTTGACCCCGGCGGCCCCGACC